ATATACATTAACGAGAAGGACTCAGGCGTAGGCTATCATAGATTGCAAATACCTTTTGCAAACTTAGACCAAGACTATAAGGACTTAGACATTAAGGGAACGAATGGTTTTACACTTGAGTTTCATCCTCGCCAATTTGATATCGTAGTTTTGAACCGAATGTATAAGCATGACGAAGACTATTTGTTAAAGGCAAAAAATAGTGGTTGCAAGATTATCCTTGATATAGACGATTGGATTAAGCTACCTGAATATCACCATAAGGATGGCGTTAAGGATTCTATTTTAGAGCAAAGAATATTAGATGCCATTGGATACGCAGATGTTATTTGGACGGCTTCAGAGTATCTTAAGGAGTGTTTAAAGGACTATCATACAAATATAGTTTATATTCCTAACGGCATAGACTTCACACAACCTCAGTTTATACCTAATAAAAAACCTCAAGACAAATATACTATTGGTTGGATAGGGGCAAACAACCACCATTTAGATTTAAAGAAGTTAGCAGAACCGTTTACTAAATTACTTAAGAATAAGAATCATTCCCTTTTATTGGGAGGCTACAATGACAGTTCAAACGAATACTATCAACTAATTGAAAGTTACTTTACATCTAACTTTCAGCGACCACCTAATCAATACACAAGAGTTGAATGGATGGATGTCATGAATTATGCACTAATGTACAATTTAATGGACTGCGCTTTAGCTCCTTTGGGTAGTGACAAGTTTAGCCAGTGCAAGTCAAATCTTAAAGTCTTGGAGGCAGGAGCGTTTAGTTTACCTATCATATGTTCAAATGTAGAGCCTTACAAAGAGTTTATAGAACAAGGCTTAGTGCTTACACCTAAGGGCGATTGGGACGGAGTTATGAAAGGATTAATCAGCAACCCAAAGAAAGGAATTGAACTTGGCGCAAAGCTTCACAAATACGTTAAAGAGAAATATAACATTAAAACAATTAATAAATTAAGATACAAATCAATAATGAATTTAATAAGCAAATAAAATGGAAGAAATATTTAAAGATATAGAAGGATATGAGGGCATTTATCAAGTTTCAAATCTTGGTAATATAAAATCTTACAATCAAAATAAAGAAGGTAAAATATTAAAGCCAAGTGCACATAGCAGAGGTTACGTAACAGTTAATTTAAGAGGCAATATAAATAAAACTTCTACTATTCATAGGTTGGTAGCAGAAGCATTTATAAGCAATCAACAAAATAGAAAAGAAATCAATCATATAAATGGTATTAAAACCGATAATAGATTAGAAAATCTTGAATGGGCTACTCGCTCTGAAAATCTTTTACACGCCTATAAAACAGGTCTTAGAAAAGCTAATGATAAAAAAGGCAAAGACCACCCACTATCAATCCCAGTGGTTCAGTTAACATTAGATAATATTATCGTAGGGGTTTATGCAGGGGTAAATGAAGCAGCGAGACAAACAGGGGGAAATCAATCTGCAATATCAAACTGCTGTAATGGTAGAAGTAAAACAGCCTTAGGATATAAATGGCAATTTTCAATATAAATTATGATAATATTAATAAAAGCGTTATGGATTTCAGGTTTTGCCTTTGCACTGCATGAGTTCTTCCAATTCTTAATCAGTAAGTTTCCGAATAGAAAACTTAAGAAGCCATTTTCTTGCGTCACTTGTCTTTCTATGTGGCTTGGTGTAATAACATCCATTGTAATGTTAGACCCTTTGCTTATCTTTGTTCCGTTTGTTCTAACCAAAGTAATTAACAAGTTTTTATGGAATTAACGAAGGCGCAATATGAGCTTATTGTAGACTCAATCGGTAGATACCGTTTAACAATGTCTGAAAGATTCATGGTCTACCATGATGAAGACCAACATAAGGCAAGAGTCTTGCGAAAAGATTTAGGAATAGATACACCATTGCCGAACTGTTCATCCTGCGATGGGTTGGCTTATAGTGAGGCTTTATTTGGGGAGTTAAATAAATTAGTTATAGAATATGAAAAAATACATTAAGGTAGTTCACGATGGTAATGCAGGGGACGTAATATATTCATTGTCAAGTCTTTACGATTATTGCCAAAAGAATGACTGCAAGATAGTTTACTATATTAGAATAGGAACACCGAGTGGGTTTACTGATGAGACACACCCCGTAGGCGATGTTATGTGCAATGATGCGATGTACAACTTTATTGAACCATTGCTAAAGGCTCAACCTTATATTCATGATGTTATCAAATTAAACAAGGGCGAGAACATGGTTGTAGACTTTGACTTAAACTTGTTTAGAAAAGAATACAAGAACCTAAGTGCAGGTAACATTCAAAACTGGATAGCAAACGCGTATCATGAATTTAGACCGAACCTATCAAAGCAATGTGTATTTTTACCTGAGAACATCGGCAACAATTATATAATCGTAAACCGAACTACAAGATACAATAACTTTTTTATTGATTACACGATGTTAGAGCAATACGATAATGTGTACTTTGTAGGGACTGAGAAAGAATTTAAGAGGTTTGCAATTCACAACGATAAGATACAACACTTAAAAGTTTCTAACGCCTTAGAGATGGCAATAGCGATTAATGGTTGCAAGTTATTTATAGGCGGTCAGAGTTTAGCCTTTAGCATAGCAGAACAATTAAAAGTAAAAAGGATATTAGAACAGTACTTATATGCTCCTAACGTAATCCCTCAGGGTGGCGAGTGGTTCACTTTTCACACCAACGAACAATTTAAAACAATTTTAGATAAAACATTATGATTGACGAATACGAAAAAATAGGCAACAGTTACAAGAGCAAAGTTTTTGGCAACCCCCAAGACATTTATACGGATAACTACTGGAGTACACCGATAAGGTCATCCATTGACGAACAAGTGTCTAATGTTGTAGACAAGAATAGACTTGTCATTGAAAACTTAACACACATATTCCCAATGAAAAATCTTGAGATTGCTTGTTCGCCAGGCATTCTATTAAAGGAAATGACTTTAAGATTTGATTGCGTAGGGATTGAGGTTGATGAAAAGTACAAAGAGCAAATAGAAAAATATTCTAATCCTGCTAAATTACATTTTGGGTTCTTCCCTGAAATTAGTAAAGAATGGGAATCAAACCAATATAGCAACATAATTGCTTTAGATGTCTTTGAACACATTGAGGATTCAAACGGATTCCTTGAGGAGTGTAACCGTTTAATGGTAACGGGTGGACACTTAATAATTCAAAGTCCTATTATCCTTGAGGACGGTCAAATGGATGGCAAAATGTTTAACGGACTTGAGCATATTTGGATATACGGGATTCAGGACTTAAAACAATTACTTAATGAACATGGCTTTAAAGTTTTAAAAGTAGATAGGCACATTATCGGACACGAACAAATAACCGCAATAAAATTATAATTATGGCAGAAACAAGCAAATCAAGACCAAGAAGAGAAGCAAACGGATTCTTTGACAAGTATGTTCAAGGCAAAGTAATTGACATCGGAGTAGGTAGAATTGACACTTATGACGGTGCTGACCCCTTAACTGATTGGTGCGACACTTGGGATAAGGACAACGGCAACGCAGAACTTATGGAGGAAGTCGAGGACAATACCTATGACTTAGTTTATAATTCTCATTTACTTGAACACTTAGACCGCCCTGAGTTAGCAATAATGAATTGGATGCGAATCACTAAGCCAGGGGGTTACCTTATTATGGCAGTTCCACACCGAGACTTATACGAGAGAAAAACCAAGATGCCGAGCAAATGGAATCGTGACCATAAATTCTTTATAATGCCTGACGAAGAAACCTTGCCTGACACTCGAAGCTTTAAACATCTTATTGAAGTTGGTTGCAGGAATTTTAAGTATAAAATAATCAGCATTGAGACCAATGACACCTCAAGCAATAAGGATAAACCCGAAAAACATGGCAACGGGGAATACCAAATAGAGGCAATCATTCAGAAACTTTAAACAAAAAACAATATATTATAAATAATGGGAGTACCTAAAACGCAAACGAACAAATTGACTGAGGATGCAATAAACAAGTTTCCTGAGATGTCAAAGTCGGCAATAGCGAGATACTTACACGCTACCTACCCAACACACTTTAATAACATTGAGAATGCCAGGTCAATGATTCGTAAGTTAACAGGAGCGCAAGGGGATGGAAGACGAAAGTACAAACAGTTAGACCACACCCCTGCAATCGAAACTCAATTTAATCTACCAAAGTCAGAGGGTAGGCAAAGAGAGTTCTACCATTTAGACAAAGGAATTAAGAATGCTTTAATTCTTTCAGACATACACTTTCCTAATCACGATGTCGAAGCCTTAAGGAATGCTTTGATATACGGTAAGGAGAACAACATTGATTGTATAATCTTAAACGGGGATATATTAGATAACGAACCATTCACAAACCACGATGCCCCACCTCAAAAGTTGACCGCAGTCGCTGATTGGTTTCAAATGGCAGAAGACTTTTTAGATATGTTAATCAAAGAGTTTAACGTACCTATACATTGGACGGAAGGCAACCACGATAACTGGTATAAGCGTTGGCTAATGAAGAAAGCCCCTATCTTATTCAATGATGCTTACTACACAATGTCCTCAAGACTTAAGTTAAGAGAGAAAGGAATAAAGTTCCATGACCAAGATGTCATCTTCATGGCGGGTAAACTCCCAATCACTCATGGTCATTTATTAGTAAGGGGCGCATTTAGTCCAGTGAATCCATCAAAGGGAATCTTCAACAAGTTAAAAGGCTCTATGTTAATAGGACATTGCCACCAAACAAGTGAACACTCTGAGAGCTTATTAGACGGCACATTGATAACAACTTACTCAACGGGTTGCCTTTGCACCTTAGCCCCAAGCTATGACCCTCACAATATGCGCCATAACTTAGGATTTGCAAGAGTAGAGATAAGAGATGGCGGACAATACCGAGTACACAACAAACGAATAGACTACTTTACTAAACAAATATACTAATATGTGGATTGAAATATTTGAACTAACGGCAGAACAAGAAGACCAAGATTGGTATGATTTAGCAGAGTGTAACATCGTTTCAAGATTCTTTCTTACGATGGACAACTTCTCCAAGTACACCGATGTAAACGGCTATGAATATGTATCTTTCTATTCAGGGGGGTGCGAATGGATATCGATATTAAAATTGGACGAGTTTTTGGAGCTATACATTAATAAAACACCATGAAGCCAAGACAAAGAACCGACCACGACTTATTAAGCAGACAAGAGGAGGCGAAAGTAATAATCAAACGCCCTCAGTTTACCAGTAATTTCACAACCGACAATAAACTATTCTATTTATACTTAGACATAATAAAACAAAAATGAAAGAATTAAACGAGAAACAAAAGCTATTTTGCAAGTACTATGTAAGTGAGGAGTTCTTTGGTAACGGAGTAAGAGCTTATTGCATGGCATATGGGCTTGATTATACGGACATTAGGGAATACAATGGGGCGAAAGTTAGTGCTTGTGAGCTATTAACTAAACCTAACATCCTCGCGTGCATCAATGAGCAACTTGATGAGGCAGGATTAAACGATAACTTTGTAGACAAACAGTTATTATTTGCCCTTACTCAAAACGCTGACATGAGCAGTAAAGTTAAAGCGATAGGAGAATACAATAAGTTAAGACAAAGAATCATTGACAAGTCTAAGGTTGAAACCTCAGGCGAAATAATAGTAAAGTATGGCGACGGAGTTAATCCTGCATAAGCCACATGAGGCACAACAACAAATTTTAAACTGCGATAAACGATTTATTGTTTTATTGTGTGGAAGGAGGTTTGGCAAGAGTTTAATAAGCTCTCAAATCTCAATCCTAAATATCATGTCACAAAAAAGAGTGGCATACATTACACCGACCTATCAATTAGCATCGGTGTTCTTTGATGAGATAGTTAAATTAGGGGGTAATATCTTTAAGACCAATCGAACCGAACTAACAATAAAATTTAATAATGGGGAACTAAGGTTCTTCACTGGAGAGAACATCAACTCATTAAGGGGACATAAATTCCACATGGTAATAGTAGACGAGGCTTCTTATGTCAAAGACTTAAAGGAAGCATGGGAAAGAGTTATAAGACCAACGCTAACGGACTATTCAGGTAAGGCTTTATTTGTATCAACTCCAAGAGGCTTTGATTACTTCTATTCACTTACTCAAAACAGTGGACATGATTGGAGGACATTTAAGTTTAGTACTTATGACAATCCTTATATACCAGTGTCAGAGATTGAGGAGGCAAAACAAATGCTACCTAACGCAGTCTTTGAGCAAGAGTACATGGCTAACCCAATGCAGAACGCTGACAATCCATTTGGTTCTGATGCTATAAGAAACTGCATTCAACCTTTAAGCACTAAACCTGCAAAGTACTTTGGAATAGATTTAGCCAAGTCTTATGACTATACGGTTATAATTGGTTTAGACCAAGACGGAAATGTAGCACACTTTGAACGCTTCCAAAAGTCATGGCAACACACAAAGGATACTTTATTACAACTAAGTAGAAACACAGTAGGGTATGCCGATAGTACAGGAGTGGGCGACCCAATCATTGAAGAGATAAGTTTAAGCATACCAAACATTCAAGGCTTTAAGTTTACCGCTCAAAGTAAGCAACAATTAATGGAAGGCATAGTAAGTGCAATACATCAAGGGTTAATCGGTTATCCAAAGGGGACTATAACCGATGAGCTTGAAGTGTTTGAATACAAGTTTACTTCAACGGGTGTTAGATACTCAGCAAGGGACGGCTTCCATGATGACTGCGTTATGGCTTTAGCACTGGCATACAAATCATTTAAAGAAAACAAAACAATCGGCACATATAGAATAAGATAAGATGAACATAAAACAATATCAAGGACTCTACAACGCCATTAAGTTAGGCGACAACAATGAAATAAGAACGGCATACAATGTTATGTCAGTGCTTACCGGTAAACCTATTTCAGAATATAGACGAATGAAATGGGTTGACTTTCTTAAGGAGCAAGAGGGCATAACGATTCCCGACATCAGCTCATTCCCTGACAAATGGGTTACTGAGTTTATGGTGCAAGGCGAAAAGTATTTTGTCAATCAGTATATAACCGATTGGAATACCGAGCAGTTTATATCCATGTCATCATTGACTAAAGAGAAAGAGGCTATTGTTGACAACCTGCATTTAATTTTAGCTACGATGTGCTACAAAGAGAAAGACGAAGATGTGCAAATGACTGAGTTCAATCGGAGAGCTGAGTTATTCAGGGAGCATTTGGATGTGGATGTCGCTTATCCGATAGGGTTTTTTTTTGCACTTCTTTTAGTGAAATTGTCTCAGGCTACCCCGTCTTATTCAACAAAGAAAAGGAAACCGAAGAAGAAGAACAAGAGTCGGATTGGTTCGCTTCTAAGTGGTCTTGGTATGCGACAATCGATAAGCTCTTTGCTAAAGAAGATAGGTCAAAGTTTTCGTTCTATTTTAAAATGAACGCTTATGACTTCTTAAACCATTTATGTTATTTAAAAGATAAAGCCGATAACACACCAAAGAAATGAAACTAAGTGACGATATATTAGACAAGTGCGCAAGTGCCTTAAAGTTATGGGGCAACGCCAACGCTGAAAGTATGCGACAACTGTTAAGACAGAGATTGAAGCATAAGAACACGGAGAGTAATTTGGCTCAAAGTATAGTTTTAAAGAATCCAACTGTCAAAGGAACTGTGGTCAATATGGCTATTGAGTTAAACGATTACTGGATGTTTATAGATTTGGGGGTAAAGGGTTTAAAGAATCAATCGGCTTCAGGCGTTCCAACTAAGACATATACTAACAAGGACTTTCCTCAAGGGTTTGCATTTAAGAACATGGCAACTCCGCCTCAAATGATTAGTAGTTTACAGGACTTTATTGCAAGAAAAGGAATACCCGTAAGGACAAGCAAGAATCAAAGTGGAGCAGAGGTAATACAAAACTCATTCACAATGGCTCAAGCAATGGCGGATTCAATTAAAAAGAAAGGTATAGACGGGACTAAGTTTTACACCGACACATTTAACCAAGAGAGTTACAACGAGCTTACAACTATGCTGAGTGATATTATAGGAAAAGAAGTAGAGTTTAAATTAATAACCGAGTTTAAGCGGTAAGGTATTTTTAACCTTAATTAATATTATATAGATAATGGCAGTTACATTTATTCAACAACCTGACTTATTCGTTAGTGGTTTTGACCCAATTATTTATTTGGCAAGTTCTTCTGAAACTACTCAAACTAACTTTAGATATAGAATCCAAGTCTTAGATGCTTCGGCAAATGTAATCACTGAGTTAAGAAAACCTGCTTACTACGCTGACGGAACGGTTGACTTAGATGCTCATAGAATCATTGAGAACTATTTAAGTTATGACATGACTAACTTAATCGCAGGTTCGGTCGGGTTTAAGACTGGAGTCAATGTGTTCAAGAAGTTCAAAGTAAACATACGAGAGGAATATGGAGCAGTGATAAGTGGTTATGCCAGTGCCGAGAGTACATACATTTATGCGATTAACTCAGCTCAGACTTACCTTAACCAAATTAACAACCCAATAGATGACTTAGTTTACAAAGGCATCCCGACAACCTCAGGAACATTCTTGACTAACCAACCATCAACAATAGATATAAGAGTTGGGGATTCTTACGAGCTTGGATTCCTTAACTATGCGACCAACGGCACAAATCAAATGAGGGTTAAGACCTATGATTTGGCAGGAACGCTACTTAAGAATAGCACATTTACTAATCCATTTGTCGCTGACACAACGGACAAGGAACACTTCTTATCGGTTTTAGTTGGCGCAGGTAACCTTAACTCTTGGACAGTTGCAACGGGTTCGGCTCAACCTATGATTGCAGACAATGTTGCAAAGTATGAAATCAGTTTTGAAAACTCAAGTAATACAAGCGTATCAAATACTCTGACTTTTAAAATAGACCGTGAGTGTACTCGTGACGGAAACTATAACCGTTTGTTTTGGCTTAACTCACTTGGCAGAATGGATGCGTTTAATTTCACTCAAATAGCTGACGATAACATTACCGTAGAAAGTAGTAATTATAATCGTTTACAAGGCACAAGAACAAGCAGTGGGATAACCTTTAACACTTACTCACACGAAAGAAGTAACTTCTTTAACTCAAGCAAACAAAGATATACCCTTAACTCAGGTTATGTGAATAGCGAAACAAGTCTTTGGCTTAAGGAGTTAGTACAATCCCCTTTAATCTATATGATTATCGGAGGGCAGTTTGTGGCGGTCAACATTCTTACTACGGAATACCAGGCCAAGTCAACTATCAAAGACAAGTTAATTAACATAAGCATGGAAGTTGAATTGAGTGCGGATACTAAAAGACAAAGATTGTAATGCGTAATGAATTAGTAATAGGAGGATATTCAATAGATACCATTGAAGACCTTGACATCAACATCACTAAGGAAGTCTACAACATAGATGACCCAAGTAAAAGACAATCGGACTTTAGTAAGTCGGTCGACATACCTGGTAGCAAGTTAAACGATTTTGTATTTAAGTCTTTGTTTGATGTATCGTTCTCAATAAGAAACTCAGACCAACTCAATCCCGACTTTAACCCAAGCAAGAAGGCATCTTGTATTTATTACCAAGACACCCTGCAACAAATAAGCGGTTACTGTCAGCTTAACGAGATTAAGATTTTAAACAATGACCAAGTAACTTACTCGATAACTATCTACGGTAAGAACATTGACATATTTTCTAAGCTAACCGATAAAACCTTAAACGACCTTACCACTTTAGGCACGGCAACTTGGAATGATACTGAGATAGTAAACTCTTGGACTGCAACCTTTGACCCGACAATTAAGTTAACTTACCCAATGTTAGATAGGGGAGTGAGTAAGTATGGAAGAAACACTGACGCAAGTTCAAATTTAAGTTATAACTACAACGCCTTTAAACCGTTTATTTATGTTAAGCATTTAGTTGATGCAATCTTTAATGAGGCTCAAGTCCCTTTGGAGATTGCAACTTTTTTTAATACAACACAATTTAAAAAGTTAATACTTGAATGCGATGTCGCTAAGTTTCAATTCAACCAATCCGAGAAAGACAATAGTATAGTTGAGGCAACAAGGTCAACAAATCAAACCATTGGCATAGTATCAACTGCAAATGCAGGAAACTTAAGTTTAGTTTATGCAAATGCGTTTCAATATAACATAACTAGTTCAGACCCGTTAGCTCAATACAATGCAACTACAGGAACATTCACTAAGCTTGTAAACGGATATACTAACTTTGAGGTTTCAGGAACTTTAGAAGTTACAAACTCAGCATTTGGAGATTTGTATTTATACGCAATAAAAAAAAGTGGTTCTAATTATCAGATAATAGGACAAGATATGCTTTCTATTTTTTCTGCATCTCCTCAAAACTATGCTTTTAAAATTGATGTTGATTCAGCTGAACTATTGGCAGGGGATGAAGTTCGTTTTTGTATAGGTAACTTCTTTTATTTTGGAAACATTGACAATAGTTACATCACAAATTTAAGGTTATTAAACACAACAAACTCGTATAAACAATATGTTGATGGGCAAATAGAGTATAACCAAACTTTCCCTATTGCAAGAATACTCCCAAACATAAAACAAACTGATTTTTTAATGGCAATTATAAAGATGTTTAATCTTTACATGAGTCCTATTTATGAGAATGGAGTTGTAATTGAGCCGAGAGATACTTATTATACTTCGGATATAGTTGATTGGACAACCTTGTTAGATACTTCTAAAGACTTTACAATTAAGCCTCAGGGGTTATTAGAGAATAAAGAATTAGTTTTTACTTATGCAGATAACGAGGACGATACAAACAAAGACTTTAAACAAGCCACATCATTTAATTTTGGTTATAGAGACTTAATATTTGACAATGAGTTTGTAAAGGAAACTAAGAAAGTTGAAATACCTTTTTGTTTAATACCGTTAAAAAAGGATGACGATCAAAATGTAATGATGCTGACAATCTTTGATGCAATGAGTCAGGAGAAAAGTCCTAAACCGATTATTGCTTATTTTGGTGGAATGAAGTCAGGGCGTTTAAGATATTGGAACTACAATAATACAACGGCTACCGATTACACAACTTATCCATACGCTGGACACATCGATGACTTAACCGCTCCAAACTATGACCTTGCGTTTGATGTTCAAGATTTTTATTATTATATAACCCCAAATAGTTCGGGCGTTACTACAACGGACAATAATTTATACAACCAATTTCATAAGTCACAATGGGAGCAAATAGGCAATAAGGATTCTAAGTTAATTGAAGCTTACTTTAATTTAAGACCGAACGATATAGCTAACTTAGACTTCCGTAAGACTTATTGGATTAAAGATAACGCTTATCGTTTGTTGAGTGTTCAAGACTATGACCCAAACGGTAACTCAACCACTCTATGTAAACTTTTAAAGTTCGCTTACCAAGATGCTTTCGTCCCTACCATACTGCAAACAAACGGAGGCAATGGACAAGGCGAGAAAGACGGTGGATATAATACAACCTCAGGAGTAATTAAGAAAGGCATCCTTGCAACGGGTGGCAATGTGATAAACGATAATACTGTCGGCATAGTTGTAACGGGCAAAGGCAATAACTTAGGGGGCGACAACTCTAACGTAATGATTGCAGGGGATAACAATATTATCTTACCAGGCATTACGGATGTGATGTTGATTAATACGAGTAATTTAACAATTGCAGAGAGTAATGTAACTTATATTGATGGGGTTAAATATTCTTCAGCGACTAAGAAGTACGGGGCGTTTCATGATGAAAGCACCCAAACTGTTGCAGCGATAAATACAAATTATGAAATCTTGTTAAGCAATACCGATTTAAGCAACGGAATTTCAATAGGTTCTCCGACTTCAAAAATAGTATTTGCAAATTCAGGAATATACAATATTACTTTTAGCATTCAGTTAGTGAATCAATCAGCGCAGATTCAGGATGCAAACATATTTTTAAGATTAAACGGAAGTAACCTTGCAAACTCAAATAGTCATACTTCAATGCTTGAAAAACATGGGAGTAAGCATGGGGGACTTATTATAACGGTTAATTTTTTATTGGAAATAAATGCTAATGATTATATTGAGTTAGTGTGGAATACCACATCAACGAATGTATCAATAGAAACTATCCCTTTAATCGCAAGTCCAAGTACACCTGCAACCCCATCCGTAATTATAACTTTACAACAAATTTAAAATGGCAAAAACTAAAATAGAAGTCGACTTAGTCATCAAAGGTGGCGAAAGTGTAGAGCAAGTAGAGAACAAGACCAAAAGTCTGAAGGCTCAGTTAAAAGAAATAAAAGCCTTGTTGGCTTCAGGTACTTTAGATAATCAAACATTTAATAAACTATCAAGAGAAGCAGGAGAGCTTCAAGATAGGATTGGAGATGTAAGCGCAAGGGTTAAAAACTTAGCCAGTGACTCTAAGAGGTTAGATGCTTTGATGTCGGCTGCTCAAGGTTTAGTCGGTGGGTTTGCTGCCGTTCAAGGTGTAGCTGCTTTACTTGGCGATGAAAACGAAGACTTGCAAAAATCAATGGTCAAGCTTCAAGGAGCAATGTCAGCTCTTGCAGGTATTCAGGCGGTTGCAAATACTTTAAATAAAGAGAGTGCGTTAAGTACAAACTTATCAGGTAAGGCAAATATTTTCAATTCAATTCAACTTGGTGTTTCAAGTGCGGCTCATTATGTTTATGCCACTGCGGTTGGAACATCTACGGGACTAACTAAAGCTTTTAGAATTGCTTTATTAGCTACGGGAGTGGGTGCAATTATAGTGGGTATAATTGCGCTTGCAAGTGCTATGGATAGTTTTGGCGATAGCACTAAAGAAACTAACGAGAAACTTGAAAGGCTTAAAAAGATTCGTGAAGATTTAAACGCACAAGCGGAAAAAGAATATGAGTTAAGGGATGCAAATAGAAAGGCGGCATCAGATGGGACATTAGCACTTAAAAGAGAATTGGATTTATTAATTGCGAAAGGAGCAAGTGAAAAGGAAATATACGAAGCAAGTAAAAAACTAAAAGAGCAGGAAAGAAAAGACATAAATGACCAAATTGGTTCTTTAGGAGATAGCATTAAAAGAACGCAAGAACTTAAAGACAATGAGAATGAAATGAACATTCTTGACGAATCCTATAAAAAAGGAATTAGAGATAAGGCAGAAGCAGACAATAAAAAGGCTCAAGAGAAAAGGGATGCCGATGCTAAGAAAAGACAAGAAGAAAAAAAGGCGGCTTCTGAAAAAGAGATGTCAGATTTGATGGCTGCACTTGAAGAAGAAAACGCAGCAGAGGAAAGGCAAAACGAAAGAGTAAGAATACAAGGCGAGAAAGAGATGGCAGAGCTTATGGCTCAGTTAGAAGCAGAAGTCAAAGCCGAGCAAGATGCAGCAGATAGAAAAGTTGAGTTAGATAAACAAGCTGCTCTCCAATCATTACAAGACAGAAAAGACATTGAAAATGCTAAAATAGCAATCGTAAATGATTCTTATTTAGCGTTAAATGCTTTAGGCGAATTGGCGTTAGGTCAACAATTTAAAAATACCAATGCAGGAAAAGCCTTAGCCTTAGCACAAATAGCAACGGACACGGCATTAGGATTTATACAAGGTTTGAGAATTGCTCAACAATCTGCGATAGGGACTGGCCCTGCGGCTGCGTTTGCTATGCCTGTGTTTTATGCTTCTCAAGTAGCTGCGGTATTAGGTGCAGCAAGTAAAGCAAAGGGGTTGTTAGGTGGCGGAGGTTCAACATCTGCTCCAAGTGGTTCGGGTGGTGGTGGCGGTGGTTCAATCTCAAGTCAACCTCCGAGAATGGATAAGTTTGAAAGCAACCGACCTGCAATGAATCCTAATCAAAGAGTCTATGTTTTAGAAAAAGACATAACCGATTCTCAAGGTAGGGTGGCGAAGATTAGACATAACGCAACTTTGATTTAAGTCTATATTGTACATAGTTTAATTATAAATATAATATAATCAATGAAGCTACCTTTATATGTTTTGGACATTGACGAGAACTTGGAGGATGAAACCTCAGTATTCGCAGTTGGCTTAGTATTGCAACCCGCCATTGAGCGTAATTGGCACACCTTTTCTGCTGAAGAACCTGCGATTGAACACAAATTTACTGTAGTTGATGAAGAAAAGAAGATATTAGGTGGATTTTTAATGATAGCCGAACAACCAATTTACCGCAAAGACGAAGACGGGACTGAGTATTATGTAAAATTTACTGCCGAAAGCATTGCAAGAATAGTAAATAAGTTGGCTAAGAGTGGCAAACCACTAAGTTTTAACCTTAATCATGACGATAATAAACCCGTTAAAGGTGCTTATTTGTTATCTCACTTCATTATCGATAGCAAATTAGGAATGAAAACCCCTGACAACTTCACTCCTGCACCCGACGGCTCATGGTTTGGATATGTTAAAATAGAAGACGATGCAGTTTGGGACATGGCAAAGAGTGGAGAGATAAGAGGTTTCTCGGTAGAGGGATACTTTAACGATAAGAAAGTGGATGAAGCCGAGCAAAAAGAATACGAAGACATTAAAAATAAAATAATATCGAATATGGAATTTAATAAATTAAAAAAAGTCTTAGGCGAAGACTTGACGAATCAACTTAAGAAAGTTTTTTCTGAAGAAACGCCTGTAGCTCCTGCAATCGAGTTTGTAGAAACAAGCTTATTGGACGGTAGCGGAATTGTAAAAGGTACTATCGCAGTTGGCGAAACAGTTACTTTGGTTTTACCTGACGGCTCTGAAGTTCCTGCTCCAGACGGACAACACACTTTAGAAGGCGACATCGTTATCACTGTAATGGATGGAGTTATTGCAGAAGTAGCAACACCTGAAGAGGAAAGCCCGTTGAATGACGAAGCATTAATGTCTAAAGTAAACGAAGCATTGGAAGCTCAAGCAAATGACTTTAACAATCAAATTGCTGACATCCACTCAAAGTATGCTCAAGAGATTGAAGCACTAAACGCAAAGACAACCGCATTATTTAGCGCAGTTGGAATCCTTGCTAAGACCGAAGAAGTTGAAGTAGTAAGCAATGATGCAAAGAGAAAAAGTGCATCAGTAAGCGCAACTCAATTCTCAAGATTAACTGAAATATTAAACAAAATAAAATAAATAAAATAAGATGAAACTTAAAAAATTCTCATACGATACTACTGGACTACCAGCAGTCGTTAACGACCAATCACTTGAATTGCTTATTCGTTCTTTCTACGAAGGAAAGACAGGAGCAACTTTCGCTAAACAAACAGGTATCAAATCAACTGCTGATTTGCATTACATCACAACTGAATTGTTCTACCAAGCTGACACCGCTTGTGCATTTAACGCTTCAGGTAAGACTGGCTTCTCTAAGAGAACCATCACTGTAGGTAAAATCAAAGTTCAACAAGAGTTCTGTGCTAAAGAACTTGAAGGTTTTTGGACTGAAAGAGCATTGCGCCCAGGCACTATGTATGACTACATTGCATTCGAAGCTGACTTCACTAACTTCTTAGTAGGTTTGTTGACTGAGGCTAAAGAAACTGCATTGTGGCAGTCTGCAATCGGTGGTTCAGGTGGAAGCAACTTAACTCAATTTGATGGTTTCAACAAAATCATTTTAGATGCAAGTGCAACTACAATAAACGGTAACCCAACAGGTATCACTACAGGAACAGGCATCACTTCTGCTAACGTAATAGGTATATTCGACGGTATGTGGGCAGTTCTTCCAGCAAAATTGAAAGGCAAAGCTGATTTGCAGTTTTATGTAGGTGGCGACACTTTTGACAAATTGATTCTTGCTTTGAAATCTGCAAACTTATTCTACTATGATGGTGTAAACGGTTCTGCTTACCAATCTCAAGAATTAATCTTGCCAGGAACTGGAATTAAGGTTGTAGCTTACTATGGTTTGGACGGTACTAACCGCATCCATCTTGGTAGAACTTCAAACTTTGTAATCGGAACTGACTTGGAGTCTGACGAAGATATGTTCAACATCCGTGAGAATCCAATCAGCTTGACTATGATGTTAGACATCCACTTCAAATTGGGTACTCAGGTTAAATTCCCGAACGAAATCGTAACCTTTAAATTAGTATAATTATGGCTTGTTTACTATCAACTGGATTCACATTGGACTGCCGAGATAGTATTGGCGGAGTCGATGAAGTTTACATAGGCGAGTTAGAGTATTTAAACACTGCTACTTTTGCAAGTTCAGCAGGTGCGGTAACTGTAATGGCAATGACGGGTGGAAAGAAGTTCTACAAGTATGAACTTAGACGTAACACGGCAGAAGCTAAAGCGGACAACGCAGGTGAGGTTACAAGCGGAAGCGGTTACATTATGCAAAGTGTTGAATTTTCTTTAGATAAATTCGATGTTGCCAAACGTAACGAGATTCGTGTTCTTGCTCAAAAGCCTTTGATGTTTATCGTTAAAGACAAGAACGGTTTGTTCTCCTTGTACGGTTCTGAGAATGGTCTTGACCTATCTACGGGAACTGCAGGAACAGGCAAAGCGGCATCTGACCTTAACGGTTTTGTGTTAACATTCACAGGCGAAGAAAAGACTTATCCTTTGGGCGTGTCTCAAGCGATTGTCACTTCTTTGATTTAATAAATTATAATTAAAAAAAGGGAGGCTTAACGGCTTCCCTTTTTTTTTGTATTTATTTAAGTTTTAAATATTATATAAGTAATGATAAGAGTTAATTTAGGAAGTAATGTAGTGGTATTGACGTTATCTGAAAAGGTAACCATTAGCAATCCTAACTATTTATTTGAGTTTATTAATAACCAGACTCAGCAAAAGTACTATTGCATCTCAGCTGATACAAGCCTCTACACGGATAGATATAATAAGTTTAACATAATCGTTAAAACTACAACTCCGAGTCCTTTAATTGGCGAGATTCAGATACCTTTAGGCGATGAATACACCTACAATGTTTACGAGCAGGTCAGTTCAACAAATTTAGTGCCTACGGGTTTAAATGTGGTTGAGAATGGACTGATGACTTATGATAAGACAATGACTTCACGGATTCAAAATGAATCAACCTTAACCCGCAAAGCATATGAGCCTAACTAATAACTATTCATTCTCTAAGTTTCCACTTTATGCGAATGAAACGCCCATTTTTCGCAAACAACCTAACATGTTGTATGTGCCTTATGGTAAAAATAACGATTATAGCGATTACCTATCTTATTTATATAATAACTCAGGCATACACGGAGCGATTATAAAAGGTAAGGCGACTTATATCTTTGGTAAAGGTTTTAAGATTCGAGCCGATTGGAACGGTGACAAGATAGGTTTACAAAAAACTCTAAACTCAATAAACAATAGTCAGACGGCTGATGAATTAGCAAGAAAGAAAATCTTTGAACGAACTTTATACGGTGGGTGCGCTTACTTAATTGAATGGGATGTTTTTGGTAACATGAAAAGTGTCAAGCTTCAACCTTTTAACACGATTAGAACTTGTGTTGATAAGTCAGAGTTCTACATTAGCAAGGAATGGACAAGAGAACAATCGACTAATAGTAAATGGAAGAAGTCAAACGGTAGATTACCTGACGATACGGTTACATTACCAGCGTTTAACCCGTTAAAAAGAGAGGGCAAACAAATCCTTTACCTAATAGACGATAACCCCGCAAGTGATATATACCCATTGCCTGAGTACAATAGTGGTGCAACGCCTATTGAAACCGACATTGAGTGCAACTTCTTTCAACTTAACAATGTTAAAACGGGATTTAGTGCGGGAACAATGGTCACTTTCTTTAATGGAACGGCTATTAATGACGAAGAGCAAATTGAAATTGAACACGCTTTTAAAAGTAAAGCTTCAGGAACGGACAACGCAGGAGAAATACTTTTAAACTTTCAGAATCCAAACACAACCGCTCCGACAATTAGTCCTTTGCGTTCTAATGACTTAGATAAACAGTATGAGCAGTTAAGTAAAGATACTATAAATAAGATTCTTTATTCTCATAGAGTTTCAAACGGTTTACTTTTTGGTATAAAGACTCCAGGCGAATTGGGTGGCGGTCGGTCAGAGTTTGATTTGTCTTGGGAACATTTTTCTAACACCTATGTAAAGCCAAAACAACAAGAGGAAGAAGAGGACATGAACTATATCCTTAGTCTTTACGGTTACATCGGCAACCCAGTAGAATTAACTACACTTGACCCTATTGGAATAGAGTTGACAAGTGAAGTAATAAGCAGAACAATAGATGCGGATTCATTTGCTGACATGGTTTATATGCGTTTAGGAATTGAAAAGCCTAACCTTGTTAAAAAGGATGACATCTTAACTATAATAAATTCAAATCCTATTATTGCACCTAAGATTCTTGAAAGTTTAACAACTAACGAAATTAGGCAATTAATTAGCTTACCTGCAATAATTGGGGGCGATGATTTAAAAACGAGCGCATTCAGTCAAGAAGAAGATTTTATCTTGGCTAAGTTTTTAGAGATTGGCGAACCTGCCGAGAATTACACAATAGTAAAATCTTGTTTTGTTTACTCAGACTCTGAGAATTTCGCTAAAGAAGATGACGATAAATTAATTGAGGCGATAAAGAAAAATAAGAAGATTAAAATATCTGACTTGGCTAAGAAATTAGGACTTTCAGAAAGTGAAATTTACAAAAGTTTAGAACGCTTAAATAAGTCAAATACTTTATTAGTAGACTACACGGAAACCAACGGAGAGATAAGCATCACTCCTAAAGAGATTCAAGAGCCACCGACTCAAGAGGTGGGATTGGAAACTAAATGGAGATACACAACTAATTTAAGCCCCAAACTTTTAGATACAAGCAGAGATTTTTGTATTAAACTTATAGGGGCTAATCAATTATATTCACGAGCGCAAATAGATGCAATGCAAAATGAAGCAAGTACAAGAGGTTATAATGATGATGTATTTAAATACAAGGGAGGGTGGCAGACTATTAAAGGGACAGTCACTCATATTCCATCATGCAGACATTTTTGGGAATCAGTATTGGTTAAAAAGAATAAATAGAAATGAGTTTAAAACCACTTTTCGTATCCACCGCAACCATTAAAAAATATGGTGTAATTGAGAATAATGTCGATGACAAGTTGATTGCTCAAACAATAATTATGGTGCAAGATTTACAACTTCAACAAATTTTAGGCTCAGACCTTTACAATGAAATTGCAAACCAAATAAACGCATCTACTCTAACGGGCTTGAATCAAACTTTGTTAGACGAATACATTAGAGATTTTATTATCAACGCAACCATTGCTGATGGGGCAATAATATTTAACTACCGATTCTCTAATAAAGGCGTAGTAACACAAAATAGCGACAACCAACAACCAGTATCTCAAAGAGAGCTTGAATTGATTGAACAAAAATGGGGGCGTATGGCTGAGTTTTACGGCAAAAGACTTTCAGGTTATTTAGCTGAGAACTCAAACATTTACCCTCTATGGATGTCGGGCAACAATAAACTACAAGACATTCAAAGTAGAGAATTAGGATATAGCACAGGTTTCTTTTTAGGCAGGTCACGAAGAACAACAACAAACAATGAGCGAAAATACTACCCATACTGCAAAGACTGCTAATAAGAAAATCACTAAGAAGAACTTGCAAAAGTTAATGATTTACATAGAAAAGAAAAAATGATAACTAAGAATACTTTATATCAATACTTCAAAGACTTTGCAGATAATCATTTGCAAATTAAAGACTATGGGTATGGCGACCTTTGGGAAATTAGTGCGTCTACGGCTACGCAATACCCTTTATTTTGGGTTAGTCCGCAACCCTCTAACATCTCAGGGAACGATATAATATATAATTTTAACATCTTAATAGGCGATAGGGTTGAAGACGGAGAACTAAACAAAGTCGAAATTGAATCGGATACTTTTCAAATTGGTTTAGACTTATTTGCAACTCTTAATCTTCATACCGAATTAGACCTGGATAAGACATCAACATTTACCCCATTCGTACACGATTTTAAAGATAAGATAGCAGGACATTTAATTACATTGAGCGTATCAGCTCCTTTCAATTATGATGAATGCGCAATACCCCAAATATAAAAAAAATAAAAAAATAATATTATGACAAGTTTAGAAAGAATTTCAGGCGCAGTAGGAAGTCAATTAGTAACTGGCACTTCCACAGTAACAAGAGTATTTAGTGCTTTAAGCATCAACGCTGATGCGGTAATAGCCGAGATTTACTATGACAACGATTTAGCGACAAACCAAGTAACCGCATTAGGAATTAACGCCCAAACATTGAGCGCAGGTTCTATTATGTTCTGCAAAAACGATGTGCAATTTGGTAAAATTAAATTAACCTCAGGCTCGGTTTTTATCCACTAATTATGTTAACTGTTGGACTAAATTTAAAGCCAAGAGTTAAGAAAAGTTTTGACTCAGACGCTCAGGCATTCTTTACAAGAGTGACGGTTGCAGGTGGAACACTTTCAGCAACGGAAAAACTTGCGACTAATCAACTTGTTTTAGATTTAAAGAGTGCAGGTATATGGACTTCAATGAAGGCTATCTACCCAATGGTTGGGGCCAGTGCAGCAGCTTGTGCGCAGAACTTAAAATCATCAAGTTTTACGGGGACATTTAGTTCAGGCTGGACATTTGCAAGTACGGGTGTAACGCCTAATGGTACAAGTGCGTTTATGGATACAAACTATAATCAAACAACAGCAGGGGACAATTTAAACTCAGCACATTTAAGTTTTTATTCAAGAACTGATCTTAATATTTCACAAGTAGAGATGGGAATACAAAATCCTGCAAGCACTTATAATTTATTAGAACTTAGGACAGCAGGAATAACTTATTTTAATATTAATTCAACACTTCTTGCTACATATATAGATGCAAATTCATTGGGATTTTATGTAGGAAATAGACAAGCAGCAACCGATTTGGATTTATGGAAAAACGGGACTAAAGTAATAAATGGAACAATAATAAGTAGTTTTTTACCAAATGGCAATATATATATTGGTGCTATTAATAATTTAGGTACTGCTGGTGCTTTCTCAACTAAACAATGTGCATTAGCTTCCATAGGTAATGGCTTAACCGACACCCAAGCATCCAACTTTTACACCGCAGTACAAACATTTAATCAAACTTTATCACGTCAAGTAGGCGCACAAATAGTAAGTGATTCAGATGCACAAGCATATATAAATAGAGTTTATGCCGCAGGTGGAACATTAACCAATACAGAAGCAACGGCAGTTAATCAATTAACGATTGATATGAAAGCTTCAAATGTATGGACATCTATGAAAGCCATTTATCCAATGGTTGGGGCGAGTGCAGCAGCGTGTGCGCAGAATCTTAAGAGTTCAAGTTTTACTGGTAGTTTTTCAAGTGGTTGGACATTTGCAAGCACCGGTGTAACGCCTAACGGAACAAGTGCGTTTTTTGATACAACATTAATTCCAAGTACAAGTTTAACAGTAAATTCAACACACGCAAGTATATATCTAAATACAAATAATGTTCCTACTAGTGTTGACCCTATTGATATGGGTTCTTATAATTCAGCAACTCAAACACTGCTACTTGTACAAACTTCTTTAGCGTCATTAATATACGCATCAAGAAATTTAGGTACTTCAATACAAACAACACAAGCAACAAGACAAGGTTTTGGCATTACATCAAAAACAAGTGCAACATTAACAACATTGTACAAAAATGGTACAAGTGTAGTAAGTGGAAATAGTGGTGGGACTTTGCCAAGTTTTAATGTCTATATTGGTAATTTAAATTTTATGGGTTTACCTTATCCGCAAGGTTATACCAATAATAAAATAGCTTTTTCTTCAATTGGAGATGGCTTAGACAATACTCAAGCATCAGACTTTTATACCAATGTACAAACATTCAATACAACATTAAGCAGACAAGTTTAAAATAAAATAATATGAAAGGTTATCAATTAACAATAGAACAAAAAGAATCAATTCAAGGAGTCGAATATACTCCCTACCAATTTTTTAACTGTGTCCAAGACATCAACAATGTATGGTTTACTTTTTTGTCAGAATCTGACATAGTAGCAATTACCGACTCTGAATGGTCTTGGATTTTAGAATGTCCATTAGTAGAGTATGTTCCACCAACGCCACCGCCATTCCCTAACGAATAATTTATTTAATTACTCCGATACCATATGAAACACAGCAACGATAATATAGCTGACCTACTCCTTACCACAAGTTTTCTCGGCACGATTGCCCATTACTCGTCACTTATGCAACCTATCGTGAGCCTACTCGCTGGACTAATTGCAATTGTATCAGGTGTATTTGCTATTAGGTATTACTATTTAAAATCAAAAAATGGCTAAAGTAAAAACAATCACAAATTCTTTCAGAAAAAAAGCGAAAAAGAACGGAAAAGGAATCCATTCTAAAAACAATAAACCATTAAAGAAGTATAGGGGGCAAGGCAAATGTCGTTAAGAAAAACAAATACACCAAAATGGTTAAGTATAACCAGGAAGATAATGATTTACATCGGAGGGGCAACTTTTCTGCCTATGCTATTCGGTAAAATAGGAATTAAAGATGTAGAGTTTGCGCTTCAATGTTGGCTCGGTGCTTTAGGGTTGTTGCAACTTTACATCGATAGTAAGTATAAAAAAGAACAAGACATTTATAAGCCATGAAACATTTAGAAATAGCAATCTCACAAATAGGAGTTGAAGAAGTTCCAAGAGGAAGCAATTGGGGAGCTGATGTTAAAAAGTATTTAAATAGTGTAGGGATTAATTTTCCTGCTTCATGGTGCATGGCTTATGTATATTGGTGTTGCAAAGAGGCAGGAGTTAACCTATTTAAAACGGGTGGAGTTTTGGCTCAATGGAATAAAACACCAAAAGAAAAGAAGTCATTGACTCCTGTAGTCGGCTCTATTTTTATAATGGACTACGGCAAAGGTTTGGGACACACTGGCTTTGTGGAAAGAATAGACGGAACAAGTATACACACGATT